TCGTATTTATAATAGTATGACATAACTTATTTTTTCCATTCATGGTATATGTGTTGGTACTTACTGTCTGCCTTTAAGTAGTGAGAAAGATCTCTTGATGTTCTTCTGGATGGTTTAAAATACCACAGATCAGAGTTTCTAAATCTAGCAGTTTGTTTAAACCACATCCAACCAAAGAAATATCCTTCTGTGTGGTAATTAAAGTTATATATAACTTTCCCTTTTTCTCTAGTCTTCTGCCAGTCAATAGGAAGATTTACAAATTCCTTACCATTAACTCCTTTAATTCTTCTTCTTTTCTTTTTATTTATAGAAAACTCTCCAAACCCAGTAGGTAACTTTTCCTTCTCACCGGTCTCTAGAATATAGTATTTAAACGATTCGTTGAAAGCATATAGAATATTTTTCCACTCATCAAAAGTTAGAGAGATCAAAGGGTTCTTTTTACAAAAGTCCTCGTAATTACTTTTACTTGCACTTCTCCAGTCAACTGCTACTCGTGACATATATAGTTCTAGTTTGTAGGTTGAGCATTTGGAGCTTGTCCATCTATGCCTTCGTTACTCATGTCATCTTTAATTTGGAAATATGTTGACAATAACTTTTGAGAAGTTAATGATAATGCTTGTTGTTCTAAATAACCAGGTAGTGCATATTCCTTATCTAAAGGATTTTTACAATACTCTTCATCTGTATATTCAGGACTTCCACATCCACATTCTGGATACATGATATCGTTAGGTACATCTTCTTCAAAGAATGCTGCTAACCTTATTGCTTTTAATAAAGGATTATTTACATAAAGATATCCATTAGATATCCAGAAGTAATAATCATTTTTTATTATAGGTAATTTTAATAGATTAATATATCTATTGATTGTTATTTCTTTTAATTTAGTGCCTTTACCACCCATAGCGTCTATAGAATAAACGCCTTGAATTACATACTGATAGTTACCTTCAGATATTCTAGGTAGCTTAAATACAGTTCGTGATACATTACACTCATCTGCATATTCACAACATTCAGAGATAGGTACTTCCTTCATCTCTAAGCACGGAATAGTAGTGAATAGAGTATCACTAGCCCATAATTTTCTTAAATTAGTCTCTCTCTTAATTAACAATTGAGCATTATTCTTAACCTCAGAAGCGATTGCTCGGTCTGTTATAAGTGCATCTGTTGATAATATTTTGTGCATAGATCGCACATCTGAAACTAATTTTCTTAATGTTGCCATTTTACTTTTTATTTCTGTAATTACCGAATCCTAATATACCTCCCATTTGGTCAGCTTCTCTCATATAATTACGCTTCATATCATAAGGACGAACCTTAGGAGCTTTTACATTTTTGCCTGGTGTAGGCTTTCCATACTTTGTTGCCATATTTATATTCTTTCTTCAAATTCAGCTACCTTTCCTACTTTAAGATCATATACTAAAGCTAAGGCAGCTCGTACACTGTGTACAAAATTATTATCTTTGTGCCACCTATCTGTTCCAGATAAGCTAGGCATTTGTTGTATCCTTACTCCTTTTATCTCTTTTGCCATATAGTGATGTTTATCACCTGTATGAACTTCTCTATATGTCGCATCTCCAAACCATTTACTATAAACAGGGTGTGTTGCAAACAATAAAGGCAAAGCATCAATTTTACAGTTCCCATGATGGAAACCAATAAAAGTACTACCCACTACAGTAGCTTTAATTAATCCTTCTTCTCTAACAAATGATATGTTATCATCTTCTTTGAAGAATATATCTAAAGCATGAGCTAGATAGTATGATTTAGTTCTATCATGATTACCTTGTACTAAAATAACTTCAACATGCTTAGAGTTAGTCTTAAGCATCTTAATAGTATCTACTAGAATATTAAATCCCATTTCATACTCTGATGCATAATCTAGTATTATATCTTGAGGAGT